AATATTCATAAAGAACAAAAAGAATATTACGCTGCCTATCTTATCGGTCGTAGACTAAAAATCAAACCTGAAGATTGGGAACAAATGGCTAAAGAAAACGGCAGAAAATCTGCTATTCAAAATAGAGATAACGGAGTAGGATTAACTGTATGGGCTAAAAACAATCCCGAACTAGCACAACAGATGAGATCAGAGAATGGAAAAAAGTCCGGCAAGAAGAATTTTAAAAACAATGTAGGATTACATGCCGCATCTAAAGAACAACGAACAGAATGGAGTTCAATGGGTGGAAAAGCATCTCCTGGGTTTGGTTTAGGTCACGCATCACGAGCTGGAAAAATTGGTGGCAAGAAAGGCGGACAATCTGCTAAAGAAAATAAAACAGGTATCTTTGCTCTTAGTCCAGAAAAGAACAAGCAACGTCATATGAACTCTGTTATTTCTAAACTAATTAAGAACGGTAAGGCAAGTGCCTGGCCTAGAATTGGTCTAGTGTCTTAAGACTACTAACTGGCATATCCCAAACTCGCCGAGCTTCTACGCCTTTACTCTGGGCAAACTTCTTAGCATCACAATTACCGCATACATGGTAATAATTATTATCTAAACGCTTAGGGTCTACGTCGCCCTTGTCACGTTTAAAAATTCCCTGGCAACAGTCGCAACGAAAGATCACAATACGTTTTTTTCTAAAGTAACTGTGGTAATTACCCTTTTTACTTGTACGTATGTGTTGAGTTTGTTGATATTCCATGCCCAAGTACATACACTTATTTACATTAAGATTATAAAAAGCATTTGATAAATATCATATCGAGGGCTATAAGTGTGATTACAATTACAGATTCAGCAAAAACAAAGATCAAAGATATCCTTTACGAAGAAGGAAACCCCAATTTAGCACTACGTACATTTGTCCAAGGCGGCGGATGTGCAGGTTTCAGCTATGGATTTACCCTAGATGAAGTAGCAAACGAAGACGATTTTGAAATTCCATTAGATGAATTTAAGCTACTTGTGGATGCCATGAGTATGACATATCTAGATGGTGCAGTGATAGATTATAAAGAAGAGCTAATGGGTAGCAATTTTACTATAAAGAATCCTAACGCAACAAACACATGCGGCTGCGGAAGCAGTTTTGGAGTATAAAAGATGACACAACAAATTATTGATATTGGTATACAAGGTAATGACGGTACTGGCGACAGTATTCGTGAATCGTTTAATAAGGTTAATGCTAACTTTAACGAATTGTATGCTGTATTTGGTGTTGGTGGATTTATTAAATTTGGCAACTTAGCAGATGCTCCAGGTTCTGCAGGATTTACACTTACCACAGTAAGTGCTAACGGATCACAAGTTACCTATTATTTTACCAATCCTAATCCAGGGCTGGGTCTACCATTTAATATTAATCAAAACGTTGCTATTACAGGCTGTAATCCAACCGGCTATAATGGTAATTTTATCATAACATCTGCAACTACTACCAGTATTACAGTTAATAATACAACCACTGGCACACTTACAACTAACGGTATTGTTAAAGGTCAAAGCTATAGTGCTAACCAAGTTATTATGGCTAGCACAACTGGTAACAGTTTAACAGCTCGTAATCTTGTAGCTGGTACTGGAATTACAATTGACACTACTAGCAACCAACAGGTTAAAATTACCAGTACTGCGGCTGGTCTTATTGCAGATCCTGCGCCAAGTATGGGTGCTCCAATCAATGCAAACTTGTTTACTATTGGCCGTTTGGCTGATCCAAGTGCGGCATTGGTAGCAACATTCAATGCTGTATATGCCAGCCAGGGTATTACTACAACACTAGGACAATTACCTGTTACAGTTAACTATGCTAACAACAATTTCCTACAAACTATCAACGGTACAGTTGCAGGAGCCCTACGTGTACGTGCAATGCCAACTACTGCACAAACAACCGACCCAGATTACAATGCTAGTCTAAGCGGTAACTATGTAGCTACAGAAGCTATCCAACGTCAACATGCAGTATTGCGTGATGGCGACACTATGACTGGTGCATTGGAGTTAAGCGACCACCCTGGAAGTATGAGTGGATTTGGCATTAGAAATGGTAGCGATGACTTACAAGCCGCAACTAAATTTTATGTTGATAACAATACACATTACAGTGGTACAAACTTATATGTAAGTACAGGCGGAGATGATACACAACGTAATGTACCAGCTGGACGCAACGGCCGTGCTCCACAATATGCTTATAAAACTGTTGGCGCCGCACTGCTTCAAGCACAGAATTTAATCAGTACAGCATTTACAGAACCTGGTCCGTATCGCCAAACACTTGCATATACTATTGGCCCAACACAATACAAGAGTCAAATTACCAGTGTATCATTCACTGGGGGCAATTATGCTTTGCAAGAATATTTGGATGCCGCTAGCTTATTAGAATCCAATAAAACATTCATCCAAGCAGAAACTATTGCCTATTTGAATCAAAAATATGTTAACACATTTACGTTTGACCAAACTCGTTACAGAAATATTTTCCAAAATATTATCAACGGTATCGGTTACGACCTTGCATTAGGTACAAATTTCAACAGTACTACACAGGCTAGCATTTTATTTGATAGTTATAACAGTGATGTAAGTAGTGCAGTTGCTCAAATTACTGCGGCTTTAAACTATATTCAGTCTGAAGTTACAGCTTATTCTTATAGTACAGCTAATTTACAAACTTACATTGGTAAAGTTATTAGCGCTCTGTGCTATGATTTAGAGCTTGGTAGTAACTTCCAAAGTATACAAGTTGCCTTAGGATTCAAGTACGCCAATACTGGACTAAGCACTAGTGCAACTCCTATTAATCAAGCAGTCACAGCTACGACAGGTCTTGCCAGTTCGACTATAGGTTCTATAGTAGGAACTACTATGACCATTACCGGTAGTATTATTGGTACATTTACTATTGGTATGGTTATTACTGGAACCGGAGTTTCTAGTACTGTTATCATCACCGGCTTTGGAACTGCCAATGGAGGTGTGGGTACATATACTGTTAGCAATCCAGGCAACATAACAGTTACATCTACTCAACAAAATCCAGTTACATTAACTGGAACAAGTAATAGAATTACTATAGCTAGTACATTAGGTATGGTAGTTGGTAACCCAATTATATTCAGTGGAACTAGTTTTGGTAATATTATTCCTGGCTACACTTATTATATTACTAATATTATCGACGGCTCAACAATTCAAGTTAGCAGTCAGCCTAACGGAACTGTTCTAGGGCTAACAACTGCTACTGGTAATATGGAAGCTAACACTACTGGGCCTAGTGAAATTGCCGGAGTATTAGCCAATTTAGCCGCTACAATCAATTCTTCTGTAGCAGCCGTGTCTGCTAGCACAAGTATTCAAGCAAGTGTTACTACAATTATTAACAATATAAGTAATCAAATTGTTACCGGAGTAATACCTACACCGACATTCCCTGGAATTTCAGGAACTACGACAACAGGACAAGCTAGTGCTGTCACATTATTGTTGGACAACATTTCATTTATACAAGCTGAGATTGTTGCCTACTTACTAGCTAACTATCCTACATTAACTTATAGTCAAACAACTTGCCAACGCGATGTAAAATATATTGTTTGGGCGCTATGTTATGATTTAATGTATGGCGGTAATACTCAAAGTGTGTATGCTGGGTTACAATATTGGATCAATAGTACATACCAAATTCAAAGCTATGAGCAAGCAGGTACTGTAGCCGCAATCGGTTATATCAATACCTTGTCTCAGGCTATTATCAATAACAATGCACCAGTTACACTATATCAAACTGGTGTAATTCAATACGCTAATAGTACTTTAACTGGCGGCAGTGTTGCAAGTAATAGTATTAATACTAACATTGGTACAATACAAGGTATTGTTAACAGCGCAAGCCAACCAAGTCCAAGCGTTAGTCCTATAACTGCTACTAGCGGAGTGAGCTCGTCATTAACTACTGCGGCTGGACAAATATCGGCAGCGGCAACTACATTAAAATCTGGTGCTGTAACTTATATAAATTCTAATTATCCAATTATTAATAGTAGTCTACAACAAACTACAATTACTACATTAATCAATACTATTTTAAATTTAATCAAGAATGGTATCAGTAGTCGTACTACTCCAACATTTACAAATCCAAGCGGATTAAGTAGTAGTGCAGGTCATGCTCAAACTGCTATTATAGCTAACATACCTTTTATTACTAGTGAAACAAATGCATGGATCAATGCTAACTATCCAAGTGTTAGTTACAATGCATCTAGTAGTACAAGAGATTTAACTTATGTACTAGAAGCTATTGCGTATGATATAACTTATGGTGGCAATAGCGCAACTACTCAAGCGGCTAACCAGTATATTGCCAATAATACTAGCCAACTAGCTAGTAACCATATAGCGGCTTGTGTTGCAGGGTTAGGTCATGCATTGAACGTAACTACAACTGTTATTAGTAATAGTTCTGTAGTGCCAACAAGCGGCAATTATCTTGCTACAACAGGAGCAAGTGGTAGTGGTACTGTTGCTACATTAACATTTGCTACTCAATCAGTTGCTCCATACAGTATTGGTCAAGTTATTACTGTTCAAGGTATGACTCCAACTGGCTATAACGGCTACTGGACTGTTACTAACTGTACAACAACTAGTGTAAGTTTTGCCAACAGTACTATTGGTAGTCAAAGTGTTGCCGGTAAAATTACTAACCAAGCACAAAATGCTAGTTGGGCCGATGGCAGTGGTCAATCAACAACTGTTACTAATTTATTCAATATAGTAACTGGTGTTATCAATAATCAATCACCGGCCGCACCTACATA